TATTGGCCTCGGCATTGTCGCTCGAGCGCCGAACCCGACAAGCCAAAGATGCAGCCGAGCGCACCTGACGCAGGCTGTATGCCGCAGCAGCGGTGATGCCAAGCTGGTCGAGAATAAATAGAGGAGCAGGTGCCTGCGCTCCCAGAAAAGCAGGATCAGCTAAAGACAGAGTTCTCATGGCTGCACCGCATAAGCTACAACAGCATCCGTATCCGCCGTACCAAAGAATGTGACAGAGACGACCGCCGTCTTGTTCGCCGCAAGTGTGGTCGGAACCGCGCCGAGAAAAACCCAACCCGTAGGAAAGCTCAAAGTTCTTGCAGAAGCACCCGAAAGCAGCCGTATCACGACAGCGCGACCTACGGCACGATTGCTGGTCGTAAAAGCCACGTTACCCGTCAACGTCAGCGTCCGGTAAAGCCCTGCAAGTGCTCCCATGTCCAGATTGACCGTTGCGGCATAAGCCAGCGCCCCATCAACAAAGGTGCGGTCTAGCTTTCCATCCAGCGCGGTTTGCAGACCTATTACGTCACCGATAGCATGTGTGTGAGCTGAAGGCGGGAAGGTCGCTGGCTTGTCGGCAATGCCTGCCCACGTAGTCGTTCCAGGGTCGCCTTTGTCACCTTTGAGACCAACCCCACCAGTTTCTACCCACTGGCTGGAATTACCGTCGTCAAACCAAGTGTACTCGACACCTGATTCTGGGTCTATCCACTTCCAACCATCTTGTGGATTTTCTGGAGGAGTAACTCCGGTGAACACGGTAGACGGCCCAATCTCGCCTTTCGGCCCGGTCACAAGACCAAGGTTTAGAACCTGACTGCCTGATTCCCCCGTGATCGTAGCCGTAGCCACACCACCAACTGCTACCGTGGTTACTGTACCAATGGTCAGGCGCGAAGCATCTGCCGCGTCAATGACCGACTGAGAGGCTGCATTTGCGGAGTTGGCGGCATTGTTGGCACTGGTTAAGGCTTCTGTAGCCTTTGCGGTTGCAATCTCTGCTTGGGTGGTTGCGGTGGTAGCCGAAGTCTGTGCAGACGTAACAGAACCAGCAGCATTGCTTGCGCTAGTTGAGGCTTCCGATGCCTTGGTCGTAGCAATTGTCGCTTGATTGGTTGCTGTCGTGGCAGACCCTGACGCAGCAGTTGCACTATTAGAAGCGGCTGTAGCAGAAGCTGCTGCAGCAGTAACCCCTGCTGAAACTGTACTTGCAGCATTACTAGCGGTAGTCGCTGAAGCAGCAGCATTAGTTGCGGATGTTGTAGCAGATGTCGCAGAAATTGCGGCATTGGCGGCGCTCTCAGCAGACAAATTAGAGTAGCTAACTGAATCAACTGAATCTAAGTCATCATATCCACCACCAGATGATATATTACGGGTAACTCCCGGTTTTCTTTTATATCCCATAATAGCTCCTTAGATTAATCCGTTTGTATTAAAATTAATTTGTACGTTACCACCGGAAGCTCTGCGCCATTTTTCTTCTTTATTAAGAGAAAATACGTTTTCAGTAAATCTTTCTTTGTACCGTTGTTCCATTTTATCATCAAACAAATACGCACCTAAGTTGTACAAAGCACCCCAAATTAATAATCGTTCGTTTTGATCTCTTAACCAATTAGACACTTCATTACCTGTATACATTTTAGTTGTTACAGTAGGGTTATAAGCTTGTGCTTCTGCAAGAGTATTAAAACATTTCGTAACAGAGCCTGAAGTAGAAAAGTATAAGTTAGTACCATCAGAAACTACCAGGGTTAAATAAGGCTGATTAGCATCAGATAAACCAATAACATAGTTAATGGATTCTACATTGTATGTTGCATTTAATGCAGGTAATCTTTTGTAATAGTGAACCTCTACTTCTGCACCAACAGCTAACTGTGGATGAATAAAGATTTTACCGTCTTTCCACATCCAGTTATATACAGAATACTTCTCAGCATATAAGTCAAAAAAGGTACGACTATCAGCCACTTCATTAAATACTTTACTTACGTTAGAGGGAGAAGTAGAATATGAAGTACCTGTGTTTTCTTGCGCCAGAGTTCTGATATAAATAAACTGGGTAAGGTCTTCTGGAATATCAAAAGAAGTGTATGCGTTACCATAGGGTAACCCTGCGCTGTTCTCCCCAACATTATCTGCTTCCACAACAGTGTATGTAATTGTTTCTTCTAATGGTGGAATGCGAAGCACCCGGTAAGATTCATCAGCGGCATAACTAAGGCAACTCTGAATAACGCTGTCGGGAATAGTGTTTATCTCTGGCTTGTTAGACCAATCTCTTACTTTAGATACTAAAGCGTCAAATCTAGGTGTTGCCATATTTTGTTCTCCTTATAAGGCTCTTACATTACTTGTCTTAAGTAATGGATAATCTGTTTCAATAATCTGTTTTAATTTTCTTAAACTTGTAGGGTCACTCATAAACTCGGGACTATGAATATCTAAACCATGTTTAGTTAAGATATCAATAGCTACAATATCGGGGATAATAGCAAAAGATCTATATGTTCTGCCATTACGGGAAATAGAATCTAATTCCCTTTGTTGTGCTGCATAATCTTTGTAAGCAGCTACGTTCTGTTCTAATTTAAAATTTGTATCGTCATTACTAACGACAAAGCTATTTAAATTGTTTTCTTGTGATAGAAAGCCCATGTGTCCTCTTTTATATTAGTTAGATAATGCTGCTACGAAAGCACCGTCTACTGTAAAACAACCGTACTCGTATAAGATACCGCCAGTAGCGTATGCGGATACTGCGGTAGTTACAACCGAACCCCCACTACCCCCATTCTGGTATTTAACTTCACTAATTCTTCCACGTACTACTTTAGGTGCGCTATACGCTGAACCTGTATCTTGGGTATCTGCAGTAGTTGAAATAGTAACAATGTGAGCTTCCGCAACATATGTTCTTGTACCGTTAACGGCAGTAATTCTTAAAAATTTCATTGTGTTATCTTTCAAAATAAAAGGGACAGGATTTCTCCCATCCCTTTAATTGGCTATTAAGCGCCTGATAGACCAAAGATCAAACCAGCGCCCTTAGGATTACGGCACTCTAAGGTACCCTCTTCAACAATCTGTCCGATAATAGAGTCACCAAGTTGGCCTAAGTCAACTTCTTGTAAAGGACGTAATGAAGCGTAGCTGAACCACATTGGATCGTAAAGCATAGCAGTGAAGTTAGCGTTGTTGTCTAGGCCAGATACGCTGGTATTAGAAATACCCATAACGTAGTTAGGAACAACCATAATGTCACCGAAGTCAGACATGTAAATTTCAACTGACTGACGGAGCTTACCATCAGCATCAATGTTACGGCGAACGTTACCGTCACCAGCATTGGTTGTGCTAGAACCAGCACTCTGAGCCTTAGCAGAGAATACACGGCGGTTAGCAGGGGATAACATTAGCTTAGTAGCCTTACCACCGTTTTCGTAGACAGCTTGCATAACAGTATCAACGTGTGATAGCTGTAAAGATACTTTGTCAGCAGAAGTAACAGTGGTGAATGTACCTGCAGTACCACCACTTGGGTTAGTAGGAGCAGTGTACTCACCTGGAGTAGCTAACACGTTTAGTGCAGTAGCAGGGGTAGTAGTAGCTACAGTGTAGTTAACCCATGCATTGTAGCCACCAAAAGTACGAGTGCCTGAGCCATTGCTGGATTTCCAACCGTTGACTAAGTCAAACTCAACGTCACGGCGTAGTTCGGTACCACGCTTCTTGAGCTGGTATGCGTATTCATCGGCAACACCAGCTTGATCAACAGCACGCTTAGTACCAGTAACGGTAACAGTTTTGGAGTTAATCTGGGTGTAGTTACCTAGACGAGTACGGAAAGGTTCGTTAGCTTGAGCAGCGTTTTGAGTGGAGTAAGATACACCTTCAGCGACAGGAGCAGAAGCAGGAGGAGCTAGTTCGTCAGTTTGCCATTCGTGGAATACTGCAGTAGCTTTAGTTTTACCAATAGAGCTTAGGAAAGGAGTTTCGTCACGAGAGATCATTGTAATGAAATTCGCTAGGTCTTCTCTTTCACCAGCATTTACGGAGTTACCAGTAGCAGAGGCACTACGGGCTGCGGCCTTAGGACCGCCAGTTGCAAAGTTATTTGCCATTTTATTATTTCCTTAATAGTAAGAATTGAATTATAATTTTTTGCTTACTGAAGAAATACGTTTTAGAAAATCTAATTCGTCTTGTTTGGTGCCTTGACCAGATAGAACTTTGGAACGTGAGTTACTAATTTGCTCGCGCTCCCGTTGTGACGTTGGTGTTCCCTTTTTGGATGGTACCGATTTCACAGCGGGTGCAGCTTTACGCTTAGCTTCCCCAGTTTCTTTAGCTGTTTTTAACTTACGATAATCGTTAATGAACTTAACTACCTCAGGGCTATATACTGCCTCTAGTAGTTGTTCCGGAATACCTTCTTTAATAGCAAACTCTCTCACAGAAATTGCAACTTTCTCTGAATAATCAGGAATCAAATCAGTGATCCGTTCTTGATATTGCTTCAGTAACGCTTGTTGCTGCGCTTCCTGCTGTTCTTGAATTTTTGCTACTACAGCTTTTGTTTGTTCTTCACGTTTATTACGAGCATTCCAATACTTTTCTTGTACAGCTTCTAATTGATCTTTAAGCTCACGAGCGGTGTAGCTATCACCTTCTTCTCGGGCTTTATCAATATCTGTTTTTAATTTGTGGTATTGTTGTGCAAGACCTGTTTCTACTTGAGTTAGTTCTTCATGAACTACTTGACCAAGTGTAACAATTTCTTTTAATTTTTCCGTGCGTTCGGTCTCGACTTGTTTCTTCAATTCGCCAAGTTCGCGCCCCTTTTGAGATAGATGTTTATCAGTAGAATAACCTTTGCGGATTTCTTCTAGGGTAACATACTCAGTTTTACCGTCAACTGTGACTGGTACTTTGTATTCCCAATCAATATCATCTTCAGAAGGTAAATCAGCATTTTGGGTAGACGTATCATCCTCAACTTTTTCTTCTTCTTCTGAATCCTTTGATTCGTCATTATCATCTAGGTCTTTATCAGATTCACCATCGTTCTCTTGGGCTTGTTCTCCCGATGTGTCATCTGGACTTGGGACGTCATTGTCTTCTTCTGGTAGAGATTCCTCACTCAAACCTAACAGTTTAGCTGCAGGAGAGTTTTTTAGAATGTCATCAAGACCCTTTACTTCCAAGTCATTACTATTTGATCCGTCATCAAAATTTGCACTGCTCACTTCTGAGGCAGGGGTATTGGTAGAGAGATGTGATAGATTCATATAATTATTTTACCTTTGTGTCCGTTTATTGTACAGCTAATTTCTTAGCTTCTTTAGCAGCCTTCATCTTTTCAGCGAAGGACACTTCTGGCTGTGCTAATTCATCAATAGCTGAAATAGCTTGATGTAAGTTAACAAGGATAGGGGCATAGCGTTGGGCTAAACCAGTACCACCAGACTCACCTGTACGAGCGAGTTCACTAATGACTTCTTCGCGACTGCGGATAAGTACTTCTTTTGCTTTGATATATTTACTCATTATTTTCCTCTGGCCCCTCTTGGGCATTCTTGTTTTGTTGTGCCATAAACCGTACGTTACTACCGTACATTTCAATACTAACTAATTTTTCTTTTACACTACCCAAAGCCATAGCCGTGTGGTAAAGATACTCACGTTCTTTTTGAGCATGAGGTTCTGTCTTTAACCATGTCACAAACAGGTCAGCAAGGATTTCACTGTATGCTTCACCAAAGAACTGTTCACGTTCTCTTTGTACAAACTGTGCTCGGCCTAATGCTACTTGGGCTTCTCTAAAAGGCTCTACCTTCATATGCCCATCTGTATGATCCATCCGTGGTTTTACTTTCTTTTCAAACCCATCTCGGTATTTATCCATTGTTTATTTCTTAAAGTAACTCCCCCTGGGAGCACATGCAGTTTTTTCAACTGTAGAGGTGTGGGGAGTGTTGTTATTTACATTTGTGGTTGGTCACCAGCGGCAGCTGGTCCTTGTACTTCAGGCATAGGTGCTCCACCTTTTGGTCGGGATGCATCATTTACTATATCTGAACTAATTGCTTCTTTGGCAATAGCAAGTAAATCCTTAATATTAGGTTGTTTGGGTAATTCAACACCTTCTTTAGCTGCTTTAATAGCAATATCAGCCCACTTTTGGTATGACACATCTAGCGCAACCATAAGCTGCTTTACGTTATCTTGCATAGCATTCTTAGATTGAATGTTAGTTAAGTCTAAAGTAGCTTGTCTCTGAGCTAGGTCAAGCATTGTGGCCTGTTCTTGTAATTGCTTTTGTTTCTCTTGTGCTTGGATTTCTGCATCTCGGGACTTTTGAGCTTGTTCTTTAAACTCAGGTTTAGTATAATCAACTAAATAGTCTAAGGGATCTAGGTCCATAGCCTCTAAAGACTTACAGGCAATATGTACTGCTGCTTCAGGATTAATAGCACCACCGGCACCTGCTTGTTGTAGAGCAGGAATTAGTTGTGTACCAATCTGATTCATTTTCTTCATTACATTACTGTTACTATTTTCACCGACATCAACGTCAATGTATAGCATCATGTTGTCAGGTAGTGTACCCGGATCAACCTGTTTAAACAGATTGTTCTGGTCATAGTATTTAGTTACTTTACCACGGAGCTTTGTCCGCATTGTTTTGTAGACACCTTCAGTAAGTCTCTTAAAACCTGTCTCAGCAAATCTACGAGCCATAAACTGGATACGTACTTGTGCGGCTGACATAGCACGAGCCATCTTTTCTTCTGAGTTACCAGAAACAAAGAGTGTGTCGTTCAAGCCTTGCGCGGCTTTACCCATACCTGTAGCTTGTTCTTTATGAACTTGCAGTAGCTCTAGTAGGGGTACTGTACCTGTACTAATAGTGTCAGGAGTTAAAGCAGAGACAGCTGTTTGGGGGTTACCGTTAGTTGCAATAATCTGCTTAGGTTTCATGTTTTGAAGGGCAGAAAAGTCGACTACGTTTGGGTCAGCTAACTTAGGCGAGTAGTTTGTTAGGTATACGTTCTCAACAAAACCCCGCATAATAGCAGTGGTAGCCATTGTTGCAGGGCGAACCATGTCTGCAACAGACAATCCAAAGAACTCATGAGGTACCTCAAATGGGCATAGTGTTGCTAAAGGAATAGACTCACAATCTTCTTCAAGAAGAATAGTTGATCCTGCAATAATAAAGTGTTTTAGTTCGGCAATACCATCACCATCTCTGTCTACACGTAACCAGCATTCAATAACCGTAATTTGTCGGTTAGCTTCCGAAGGGAATAGTTCCCTTGAATTTCCCCCAAGCCAGTACTCTTCACCAACTAGACGCTTTCGAGCAGCTTGCTCTTCGGTGTACTTGGTAGCCCAATCATAGCTACCGTCTCCTATTGCGTCCCAGTCAATAGTCTCTGCAATATCAGGGAAAAACTTTCGGACCTCTGAACGAGTCATATCAATCTGAATACCCACAAAAGCTGCGTCATCTAGAGAGTGTGCATCCCGTGTAATACGGAAACATTCGGGGTGTACGTTCTTAATTAAGATACGTGTCTTATTAACTTTTCTTTTGAGACGAACGTCTTTGTATACCATAGCGTATACTGCGTTACCTTCTTCATCTGTTCTTAATTCTTGATCATATTTAAGATTACCAATAATTTCAATATCGGCATCAGCAAGAATAATGTCTAAGTTTTCTTGGTCAATTGAATCATATTCTTCAAAAGAATAATCAAAGTCTTCAATAAACTCCCAACGTACAATACTATTTTTCCATAGCAAAGCAGACTTAACCCATGTATTTAAAATTTCCCATCCGGGGTTCTGTTTAAAAATAGCATAGTTAACTAAATCAGAAGCTACTTTAGCTTGGTGAAAATCAGTTGGAGTACTACCTGCAGGAATAAATCGGGCAATTCTATTGTTGTTAAACATTAGTTCAGCAAGAATAGCCGTATAACCTTCTACAGCTTCTACAGTATCTGAAGATACAATCTGGGAAACCCCTTGGGGTGTCAGATGAAACTGTGGAATCATGCCGTATTCGTATGTGGCTTTCTGTCGTTCACGAGCTAAATCGGAACTGTTTAAGAAGTCACCAACAGAGCTCATTACTCCCTGTTCGATCATGGCTAAGAGTTCATTATCTCTTACCGGATCTTTATATCTATCCACAAATCGGATAATATCTTTTGTCGAATCACTCATTGTAAACCTTTCTTGGTTTCATTCATTCAATCAAAGCCTACAATGGCTTAAATATATCTTCTGGGCGTCCACCCGCCAGTCGCCCCGAGTTAGGACACAAGGGACTAATTTAACCCTGCCCTCGAATTGGTAGCGTACGACCGCTTTTATCACCAATTTTTTCTTTGGGGTTTAATTGTTTAGGAGCAGAAGGCGGTTTAATAAACTGCTTAATGTCCTTTGTTTGTTGTTTGTCATTGTAAAATACTGTCATAACCATGTACTTTCTAGTTGTTGGAATGAACCCATACGTTGTGTAAAGGGTACATTGTTAGTTGTTAGTTTATCACCGTGGGTTCGGATAACTTCTAGTGCTATGGCCAAAGCAATAACAGTGTCATCATTATGGCCAACAATAGCATTAGTCTTTCCAGAATCATCTGCCACATAGTTCATTAACTCCCCAATAATTACCCGTGATGGAATCCAAATATCTTCTTGCTCAATAGCATTTTTAAGGAAACCAATTATTGCAGGTTTACTTGCAGAAGTTGTTCTCCAACCAATACGAGTACCTTCTTCTTTGGATACGTTAGCCATTTTTGTTTGATAGTACATGTTAACGTAACCCATTTGAGTTAGTCTGTTAAGAGTAGCAATACCCATAGAATTAGACTCAACAGCAAGGAGAGCATTGTTATAGTACCGCCCAAGGTAAAACAGAAGATCACCAAACTGACTAGGATCAATTGTGTTGTTCCTATATACAGCGCAGACCTTCCTTTTATTATTCATTACCACAGCAGTAGAGTAGTCTTTACCGACTCCTAAAGATACATCAGCACCAATAACAAAAGAATCTTCAAAGGTAGGAAACTTAAAAATTTCAATAGAACCCCTTGGCTTCTCCTCCATCATCATAGCCTCAAAACTAAACTCCATTTGTTTTAGTATTGGTTGAGGTACTAAAGCAGAAAGCTTCTCAATGTTAAATACGTTAGAACCAGAAACAATAAATGCTTCTTCAGGGGTAGCTGGATACTCTTGTTTAAATTTATCTAGTCCACCCTCA